ATGGGCATAACCGGACAAATTGACGTATACGGGGTGCAAAACGCGTTAAAAGAGTTAAACGACATAGACCGCAAAATTAGGCGGCAAGTAACTAAAGACATTAAAACCGTTGGAAACCAAATTGTGCAAGAGGCGCGAAGCATGGTTTCTACACAATCGCGTAGCAACGGTGCCCCGCTATCCGGTATGCGTCGAGGCTCGCTAATCCGTGGCCGAGAGGCGGGTTGGAACATATCCGAGGTGCAAGGCGGCTTTAACGTGCGCGTAGGTGTACGAGCTACTAAAGAGCGCTACGTAGATTTTGACCAAGGCGGTTACACCCGGCAAGTTGTGTACGGTGCCAAGCCATACCGTTTAATGGTGGTACAACAAAAGAGTTTTGCTGGCGCTATCTATGACCACGCGGGCGCTGGCATTAGCGGTATCCGCAACACGGCGTTTATTGCAAGTCTAAAAAAAGAGGTAGGCGACGCCCCACGTGTTATCGACAAGGCCGTGGAAAGCAACCGCCCGGCAGTAACCGCCGAGCTACTAAGCATTGTGGGTAAAGTTATGACACAGACAAACCGTAATTTGGTGGTATCCCGTGGCAATTAACATACCGATTTTAACAAGTTTTAGTGGTAAGGGTGTTGCCGACGCTCAACGCGAATTTAAAAGCCTTACTACTACAACGCAAAAAGCTGGCTTTATTTTGCAGCGGGCATTGTTGCCAGCTGCCGCCGCCATCGGCACCATTACGCAAGTTATTGCCCCCGCCATTAAAGCGGCCTCGGATTTTGAAGAGGCAACCAGCAAGGTAAACGTAATTTTTGGGCGAGCGTCCAAGAGCGTTAAAGACTTTGCCAATACGGCCGCTCGAGAGCTTGGCCAGTCTAAGCAATCCGTGCTTGACGCTGCCGGTGCTTTCGGCACTTTCGGTAAAGCTGCTGGGCTAGCTGGCGAGGATTTAAGCACGTTTACTACTGACTTTGTAACGCTGTCTACTGACCTAGCCTCGTTTAACAACACAACGCCCGAGGAGGCCGTACAGGCCATTGGCGCGGCCCTACGTGGCGAAGCAGAGCCTCTACGCCGTTTTGGTGTATTGCTTAACGACGCAACCTTAAAAGCCGAGGCAATGGAATTAGGCATATACAAGGGCAGCGGTGCGTTAACAGCTCAACAAAAGATTTTGGCGGCACAATCCGCTATCTATAAACAGACAGGCGACGCGCAAGGCGACTTTGCTAGGACAGCCGACGGCCTTGCTAACAAGCAACGCACCCTAAGCGCGCTGTTTAAAAACTTTCAAATACAACTAGGCCAACAACTATTACCAGCGGCAACCGATTTTGCTAACGGCTTAGTAAAAATTAACGACGCGTTTAGCAATATGCCTACACCGGCAACTAACGCAACGGTAAAGGTTGGCAAATTTGGCAAGTTAATTGGCGAGCTTATAAACCCTATTTCGGCGTTTGTTAACGGTTTGCAGGCTATTGGCTCGGGCTATTTTGACGCCGAGCAAGAAACGGGCGCTTATAACAAGGCGCTTGGTTTGTCGGCTCAACAGCAAATGCGCGTAGCGGACGCTGCCGGTGTATTTAATTCTAAATTTAAAGAGACAAAAGACAACGTCGGCGGCGCTAAAAAAGAGGTTGAGAGTTTTGCCGAGGCGCTAAAAGAAAAACTTAGCGAAGCTGTAGACACCGCTAAAGACAAGTTGGCCGAGGCACAAGGCGAATTTAACGATTTTGCCACCAAGGTAAGCGACGCCGTAAAGGGTGCCCTTGACTTTAACGCCGCGCTTGAAGCTGGCGACTACGGCTTTAAAGGCTTTTTAGACGCCCTACGTGGACAAGTACGTGGCATTGTCGAGTATTCCACCAACCTTGGCAAAGCCTTGGAAATGGGTTTAAGCCAAGACGCATTGGGCTACGTCATGGACGCTGGCAACGTCGCTGGCGCCGAAATAGCCCTTGAGCTAGTAAAGGGCGGACAAACCGCTATAGACGAAACCAACGCGCTTGTAGAGGCCGCACAACGGGCAGCCGACAAGGTAGGACTACAAGCTGCCAACAATTGGTATAAGACAGGCGTAGACCAAGCAACCTTTATTGTTAACGGCCTTGAGGCAGAGCTAACAAAATTAACGCCAAAACTTATGGCAAAAATGGACGAGATAGCCGCCAAGCTAAAGCGCTCGGTAAACATTGACGTAGTAGTAACCGAACGCGTTAACCGTATTGTTTCCACTATTAGCAGCTCAATACCTAAAATGGCGGACGGCGGCATAGTTACCGGGCCAACGCTTGCCATGATTGGCGAGGCAGGCCCCGAGGCCGTAATACCGTTATCGCAAATGGGCAACATAAGCGGCGGCGGCGTAACAATTAACGTCGCTGGCGGACTGTCTACTAGCGCCGAAATAGGGCAAAGCGTTGTTAACGCCTTGCGGGCGTATTCGCGTACCGCTGGCCCGCTGCAATTGAACGTGGCTTAACATGGCTGTAGCTGTAGTCCAATCGGGCAACTATGACTTACAAATAGACACAGGCTTTCAAGTCAACGCGTTTACACTTGACGACGCTACGCGCGGGGTGCTCAACAATACCGAGTACGTGTTAGACGGTGTAGGCGAATTTGCCAGCATTTTAGACGGCGCGCTAAACGTCAACGTACGACGCGGACGCCGTGACCAAGGCGACACTTTCGGCGCTGGCATAATGACCTTTACCCTCGACGACACGTTGGCCGCTGGCGTATTCAATCCGTTTAACCAAGACAGCCCATTTTTTGACACCGCCAACGCGCAACCCGGGCTAGCCCCAATGCGCGAGGTACGCCTATTGCGTTACGACACCCTTGGCAACCCCGAATACATTTTTAACGGGTACGTCGTCAATTATGATTACAACTTTGCGCTCGGCGGCAACGATACAGTAGAGGTATATTGCGCCGACCAATTCTATTTGCTTAGTCAAACCGTTTTAGACGAGCTCAACGTAACCGCCGAAACCTCGGGCGAGCGCATAGAAACTGTCTTAGATTTACCTGAGGTTGATTTTCCGATAGCGGCCCGCAACATTGCTACAGGCACCGTAAACCTCGGGCACGACGCTGCCTACACCGTGCCAGCCGGTACTAACGTACTTAACTACCTAACGCAAATAAACGACACCGCCGAATTTGGGCGGCTTTTTATGTCTCGAGCAGGCGTTTTGACATTCCAAAACCGTATCGGCAACACCCTTGCGGGCAGCTCGGCAGATTTCCACGACGACGGCGCACCCGGCACCCTCAAATTTACGGGCGTAGGCATATCCTTTGAAGCCGACCAAGTAATAAACCGCGCCGTAGTCACCGCCCTTGACGACAAAACCGCTACCGCTGTAGACGCTGGCAGCATTGCCACGTACTTCATACAAACCAACAGCATTGGCAACAGCCTTTTACACCTACAAGGCGAGGTGGACGACGCCGCCGACTACCTACTAAACGGCCAACCCGAGGCACGCTACACGTCAGTAGAAACCACGTTTACCGTGCTGACAGCTGCACAACGCGACACGGTAGCAACCCTAGAAATTGGCGACACCATCACCATAGAAAAGTCTTTTCAAACAGGGCTCACAACAACCCAACTAGCCCAAGAGCTAGCCATCGAGGGCATAGAGCACCGCCTAAATTTTGCCACCGGGCACAGCGTCCTAATTAGTACCAGCCCTACGGTAATCGTGTACGAATTTATTTTAGACGACGCAATTTACGGAATTTTAGATATAACCGACCCGCAACCCGTTTTAGGATAAAGTACCAATATGCCATTGACTACCTACACTTCGGGCGAAGTCCTAACCGCGGCCTCACTCAATGCCAACTTTTCTTTTGCAGCGCAAGGCGGCCTTACGCTTGTTAAAACGCAAGTTATTGGCACGACTGTCGGAAGCGTTGCCGTAACCGATGCGTTTAGTGCTACTTATGACGCATACAAAATTGTTATTACTGGCGGGGTATCCTCGGCGTCTCCGGCTATTTTGCGTTTAACTTTGGGCGCAACTGTTACTAATTATTATTGGGCGCAAAACGGGCGAACTTTTGCCGATGTAGATAATTCGGGTGCTAGTGGCGGCGCTTCTATTGCTTGGCGGGCCGGCGGTGCATCATCGAAAATACTTAACATGAATGTTGATATTGTTGGCCCATTTTTAACCGACGAAACCTATTTTTCGGCTCAATACGTATTTCCTACGACAACAGGCTCGACTTTTAACGTCGCTGGATTTTTAGATAACACCACTTCATATACTGCGTTTACTGTGACCCCAGATTCTGGCACAATTACTGGCGGAACAATTCGCGTCTACGGATACGCAAACAGTTAGGGCATGGCATGACATACGAAGAAGCAATCGCAATGTACCCACACGATTCAGTACACATACAAGTAGACGACGTAGTTAGGCCAATGACGCCAGCGGAGTACGAAGAATTTATACAACGGCAAGTTGATTATGTTCCGTCCGCTGGCTAAATATGCGGCTTTACTTTTTATGGTTGCAGTAGTAGCGGCGGTATTAAATGGCTGCACCGTTTCTAAAACTAATATCGAGTACAAATGCTTTACGAAAGCGAGTTGCGACAATGAATAAAACCCCTGAACAAATGAACGCGTCGCTCATAGTTTTTGTAGGCCGTTTGCTAGCAGTATGTTTTACCTTTACCGTCATGGCATTTATATACGGAGTGCTTTTTGTCGACCAGCCTCTCGAACAGGCCCCTACTGACGCACAGCTCATTGACTTACTTAGCACCTTGCTTGTGTTTCTTACTGGCACCCTTTCGGGCCTTGTCGCGTCTAACGGCCTTAAAAGCAAAAGCGAGCCGCCTAAATAATGGTTGTTGCTAAAGCCAAGCCCGGTGTTGCTGGCGCTCGAGATTACATAGGCAACGCCGACGGGGTAGCACCCGCGCCACGTGCCGGTATGGACGCTTGGATAAAGTGCGCGATTAAATACAGCAACAAAAGTTTATGGAATAACGGCTCATGGGGCCAACGCGACATGAAAGGCAAACCCGGCAGCTTGTCAGTACACGCGACGGGCCGCGCCGTTGACCTTTCCTACAGATACTTTGCAGACACTAAAAAAGGTGTACCAACAGGCCGTAAAACGTCGCTTGATTTTATTAACAAGGTTGTTGCCAACGCCAACGCGCTAGGCGTCCAAGCAATTTTAGATTACTTTCCAAAACCTTTTGGCCGTGGCTGGCGTTGTGACCGCCAAGCATGGAGTAGCTATAGCAAACCCTCAATAAGTGGCGCACCCGGTGGCGATTGGTGGCACGTAGAAATATCGCCAACCATGGCAGACAACCCGCAAGCCGTCGAAGCCGCGTTTTTATTGGTGTTTGGGGATAATCCACCAACCGCGTAGCACCTTGCACTACCGTTGGACTACCGACGGAAAGCTAGAGGTACCTAATGACAGACGAGCTACAAACCTTTTTGTACGAGTGCTACATAACGACACTCGACAACGGCCAACAAGCCATGTTTCAACTATTCCGAGACGCCGAAACGACACGCGTACTACACGCGCAACTAGCTTTTAAAACCTTGGCTAGCGGCTCGTGGGGCGTCCCCTACCAATGCGAGGTAAAACCATGATTACAGGCACCAAATTAGTAATAGGCATAGTTACAGCCCTTTTAGGGTTTGCGGCCACTACAAGCGCTCTAAACGCGCCTAATGACCAACCAGCAAGCACTATTGCCAGCACGGTGTACGTGCCCTATTCCGTACCAGCACCGACCACCACCGTAAACGTGGACAGCTGCACGATTGTTGGCACTTTGCTAGCGCTCGAGGGCCTCCCGGTAGCCGAAATGGAAACAGCGCTAAAGGTTGCTTACCGCGAAAGCCGCTGTACGCACCAAGCGTTTAACCCAACAGACACAATGGGCGGTAGCGCTGGCTATTTTCAAGTTAATTACTTTTGGTGCAAACCCTCGACGTACTGGCCTACCGGCTGGCTACAGGCACAAGGTATTTTGGACGATTGCGCCCAACTTTTTGACCCCGAAATTAATGTGCGGGCCGCGGTTGCCATTTGGCGTAACAGCGGTTGGCTACCATGGAAAACAGCAAACTAACCCGACACGAAAGACACCCGACATGAGCAACTACGAGCATTACCAAGCGCAATACCCTGAAATAGGCATAAGCGAAACAACGCGCAAAATGTTTACCATTTTGGACGAGTTAGTAAAACCCGCGCACGTGGAAAGCAAACACGCTCGGCACCTCTACCACCTAAAAGGCGAATTGCGGGCCTTGCATACCGACATGGTGCGAATTGACGACCCTCGAGCGTTTGTTATTGAGTTAGCAATAGAGGCGTTAGGCGGCGACGCGTGACCGACACGGGCACAATACACGAAAGCCAAAAAGCGTACGCCAAGTTTATTGGCTCATGTCGTAAAGAGTGTGCCAGCACATTTAACAGCGAGCGCAAACAATTTAGAGCGGGCCGCGAAGCAATAGGCGCGTTAGGCGAAATAGTATTTGCCGACCATTACCTACTTGAGCACCCGGGCGTAACACTTTTGGGCAGCGACGAACACAACGCACTACTTGGCGACGTAGACATATACCAAATTAAAACCACGGATTGCACTAACGACGTCGTAAGCCTGATTGTGCCCGGCGTAGAAATAGACCGCTACCCCAACAGCCCTTTTGTACTTGTGCAGCTCTTATTGCCCGATACCTACAACTTGGTTGGCTGGCTGTACGGCTGGCAAATAGCCGAGCTGGCTTGGCAACACGTCGAGCATGACGACAACAGCGGCGGTAGTTATTGGGTTAAAAGCTACAAACTATGGACAATGGCAGACTTACCAACCGCGTAATACCCGTGTGCTATAAATACAGACCCGATTAGAAAAGGAAACCCGACATGCAAGAAAAAGTAGAAACACCCAATACGCAACTACAAAAAGTTACGTTGCTAGTAACTATGCACGATTACGACCCCGAGGATTTAGACGCGGGCGAATGGTTGTTAAACGTGTTGGCAGCTGGCGTAAACAAAACACCACACGCACCGTACGCCGCGAAAGCATACGCACAAGCAATGCAAGTGTTAAGCGTAGAAAATTGCGAGATTGTGGTATCTAATGGCTTTTAACATTGACAACTACGTAGACGTGCCAACCCGTTTAACGGAAGCACTAAAAAGATACCCGAACCTACGCATACAAGAAACCGACGCGCAAGTAGTCACAATGCCCGACGGCTCATGTTTTTACCGTTGCACCGTCACCGTGTACCGCGACGTTGACGACGCGCTACCAGCAATTGCTACAGCTGCCGAGCCATACCCGGGCAAAACGCCATACACAAAAAACAGCGAATTTATGGTGGGCATGACCAGCGCTTTAGGCCGTGCACTTGGCTATATGGGTTTCGGCGTCAACAAAAGCATTGCCAGTAAAAACGAGGTGCTAGCCCGCCAAGAGGACGACGGCGACATAGTGCGCCCTGAGCGTACTCGAGCGGTTGCCGGC